GCTTTCAGTCAGACCTCGGGACCGGGAGCTCGCCAAAGACTCCCCAACATCGATGATCCGAATCACTTGGATAACTTTACTAGGTGTATCCCATGTGGTGTAGTACCCTTTCTTCAGCAAGAGGTCAAGTTCCTCCCTAGTCTCCAACTCTGGACACCAGGGGATCTCTCTCGCCTGACGCAGAAATTCCTCGTGGCTATCCTTATGGTGAAGGAATAGCTCACGATTCATATTTCTAAGTACCCCGCGGTTTCGCTCTCGCTCCTCCGCAGGAGTTAAGTCCCCCGTCATGTATAGGGACTTGTATATCGATTTCATCTCTAGGGGAGCGATACATAACCCATCACGAACGATAAACCGTCTCTTCAAATAACTAATCTCATCCAACGCTCTCGCCTGCGGTGGTTTGGACTTGTCTTGAGCATCCGTGATAACAAACCCAAGTTCAGCTGACATTCTCTGGACGTGAGCACCGTCCCTCTCAAAATCCGCAGGAGAGGCCTCCGCGCAGTCATCGCCTGTAACGGTCACATAGAACGTTTCCCAGAACTTGACCGACGCTGCCTTAATGCCCAGGGGAAGTAAGTACCAGTACATGTTGGTGTAATCCAACATATCGTGCGGCACTCGCTTACCCATAGGTTGAGTCAGCGTGCAGTAGACATACAAAATCTCATTTGTCAGAGAGTTGATAATAATTGTCAACGGATGTCCGGAGGTGGTGAACATCTTCACCAAGTAGGCATTGCCTTCCATCACGAGGACATAAATCACGTACTTCGATCCACTCCTGATAATAGCACGCACCTGATCCCTACTGTACCCGTGATCCTTTGCAATGCCGGCAAAAGTCTCCAAAGCCGGAATGACCGTGACCACCTGCGTATTGTCATAGCCCTGAGCGTCCAAGTCACTAACATCCGGGGTAGATCCCCACCTACTAGCGGCTAGTTGTTCGCGGATCTGGCCCCACTCGGGCCCCGTGGCATTCATTGCAATAGCCATTCCGCCTGTTGGATCTTCCATCAACAGCGAACTGACCGGCAGGGTAGTTCCCCTGCACACCGTGTTGCTACACACATCAGCCACGTAGAACAGCCTTGTCTTCATGTTGTCGTAGGCAGTCTGTG